AACCTTCAAACGCGACAATTATTACCGCATGGATTATGGTAGTTCGGCCCAAAAAATTCAGGACCGCAAGAAAAACCTGATCGAGCCCGTCAGTATCGACAGTATTTATAGTATTTACAGTTGCGATCACACCACAAACGATGTGCATATCACTGAAATGCTTGATTTGATCGACCGCAAGCTTCCCCCTCATCTACGGGGCGACTATCTCAAACTACAGGCCAACGCTCCTTTGCCCAAAAGCCGCAAGGCAAACATCATTGAAGCGATTTCAAGAATTATAAATGGGGACTGTGACAAAGATGATTGATTTGAAAGGTATCCGATTATGAAAAGTGGCAGATTCTCAAACGATGAAATGCTTTTTATCGAGGCGAACGCCGAGGTTCTTTCTATTGAGGAGATTGCTTCACAATTGGATCGTGATCCGACGAGTGTAAAGAAGTGGATTTCTAAAAAGATAGGTTTTAGTGCAAAACAAAAGAAGGAGGCGGCGGTAGCCAACGAGCTAAAGAGCAAACCATACTACAAAGAGCTTAAACATCAGTTTGCAGAAGAAGAATTGGAAATGTTTGAGTTCCATTTCAAAAAAATGTGGAGTCAGTTCAAAGACGATGTGTTTCACACCGAAGAAATGCAGATTATAGATACAATCAAACTAGAAATATTGATGAATCGGATTTTAAAGTCTCAACAAGACAATCAAACCGAGATATCGACGTATGAACGCCTAGTTCAGGCGGAGAAGGCGGTGGACAGAGATCAAAGGGACATGGAATACGTTATGCAGTTGGAGCGTCAGATAGCAGTTTTAAGAGCCTCACAGGAAACATTGTCAAAAGACTATAAAGATCTCCAAGCTCGCAAAGCTACGATGCTAAAAGATCTGAAAGGCACCAGAGAGCAACGTATCAAAGCGATTGAGGACAGCAAGCAAACCTTCGCTTCGCTCGTTAAACAGATTGCCACCGATAGCGAGTTCCGCACCAAGATCGGATTGGAGATGGAGAAAATGCGGATTGCGATGGAATCAGAGAAAGAACGTTTAGCAGAATACCATGAATATGAGGATGGCACGGTAGATCAGCCCTTTTTAACCTCGGAAACACTAATAAAAAAGGAAGATGAATGAAAAAGGCACTTATTTTCGGAATCACAGGACAAGACGGCAGCTATCTCGCTGAATTGCTGGTAAATTGGGGCTATGAAGTCACTGGTGTCACCAGAAGAGTCAGTGTTAGCACTCTTTCAAGAATTGAACATATCTTGCCCCAAATAAACATCGTCGAAGGTGATGTTACGGACGGTTTTAATGTTAGTAAGATTATCGAGGAGGTTAAACCCGACGAGATTTATAATCTGGCGGCTCAATCTCATGTTGGCACTAGTTTCAAGCAACCTAGCCTAACCTGGGACATTACTGCGGGCGGATGTCTTAATATTCTAGAGGCTATTCGTTATAGTCCGCGAAAAGATGATATTCGGTTTTATCAAGCTAGTTCTAGTGAAATGTTTGGCAAAAACTACAGCACAGACACAAACAAGAAGTCCTTGGTGGGATATATCGTAGGCAATGGTTCTGAGCAAAAGAAATATCAGGATGAGTCTACCGAATTCATGCCACAAAGCCCCTATGCTATTGCAAAGCTTGCGGCCCATCATCTTGTGCGGAATTATCGCGACAGTTATGGAATTCACGGAAGTTGTGGGATTTTGTTTAATCATGAGTCTGAAAGACGGGGCGAACACTTTGTAACTCGCAAAATAACCAAGTGGATTGGCGAATTTGTGAATTGGAAGGGCGATCACAAGGTTTCTTGCAGGGGTGACGTTGTATCAAGGAATCATGATGATTCTCATGCAAGAATATCAATGCCAAAGCTGCGTTTGGGCAATCTTGATGCAAAAAGAGACTGGGGCCATGCGGAAGACTATGTTTATGCTATGTGGCTTATGTTACAACAAGAAGATCCTGATGATTATGTAATTTCCACGGGCGAAACTTATACTGTTAGGGATTTTCTTGATGCGGCATTTTCTTACGTGGGGATTGATAATTGGGAAAACTATGTAGTTATTGATCCAGAGTTTTATAGGCCAGCAGAAGTAGATTATTTACTGGGAATTCCGGCCAAGGCAGAAAGTGAGCTAGGATGGCGTAGAAAAATTAGTTTTCAACAACTTGCAGAAAGAATGGTAAGTCACGATGTCGAAGAAGCGAAATTACTCGGACCCAGTGTACAAGCAGTTCAGGAATGCTGTTCTGAAAAGGGACAAGTTTACATGCCAAATGTGTAGTAAAAAAGGTAAGAGGGTTTGGCTAAATGTTCATCATATCATGAAGTGGAGTGCCGCTAGTACTCTTAGATATGATCCAGACAATGGCATTACCCTTTGTAATCACTGTCACAAAGAAGTGACAGGACATGAGTCACACTATATTTCATATTTTACTGAAAAAGTAAGGAGAAACAAGAAATGAGCGAAAATTTACGTTCAGAATTACAAAAGGGGTTTGATAGTATCAAGGATGGCGGGGCCGTAGCTATTAACTATAGTTTGGATGATGATGAAGCCTCTAAAATTTTTACCGATTTTTATGGTAAAAACATCGTTGGTGAAGGCGGTGCAAGAGCTAGAATTAAAACTTCTGCCAAAACGATCACTATTTCTAGACAGGCAGTGACGAACAAGTCTACTCCAGCTCCGGCTGCTGAACCAGAAACTACACCAGAGCCCGATTCTAATTCCGAAGAAGATGCTCCGGCAAAAACTTGGAAGGCTTGGAAGACTGATAAGTAGTTATGAGTAAGTATACAGTAATCAAGGACACACGAGAGCAAGATGGCTGGTTTTTTTCCTCTTACGATAAGTGCGAGGGAATGGAGATGGGCACGCTTCATACAGGCGATTATACTCTAAAGGGCTATGAAGATATAGTGTGCGTAGAACGTAAAGCTTCGGTGTCCGAGATTGCTATGAATCTAGGAAGAAAAAAGAAGCCGTTTCAAGAAGAGATAGAAAGGATGAAGGATTTTCATTTCTCTTTCTTGATTCTTGAATTTGATATGAACGATGTGTTAAAATATCCAGAAGGTTCTAGAGTTCCAAAAAACGCACGGTCTAAAGTAAAAGTTACTGGCAAATATTTACTCAAGTGTTTAATGGAGTTCGAGATTTGGTACGATACAAAGATTATATTCTGCGGCAACAAGCAAAACGCTTTTTTAGTTACTAATAGTATTTTTAAAAGACTTACAGAACTTTTTGACCGAGGTTCAGATGACGAAACAGCATCAAGAGGATTCGATTTCTGATATTCACGCATCAAATATTGATGTAAACAGAAGGATTATCTACCTGCAAGAAAAAGAGGATGCATCCGAGTCTAGCGGCGTAGATTTTAGAATGGTGCAAGATTTTGTAAAAAATATTAACATACTTCAGTTTCAATCATCAGATCCAATTACCATTTACATGCAAACTGTGGGTGGCTGTTGGTATTCTGGTATGGGTATTTATGATGCTATCAAGTTGTGTAAATGCAAAGTTACCATTATAGGTTATTCACAAATTTGTTCTATGGGAACAATAATAATGCAGGCGGCTGATAGAAGAATCTTGATGCCGAACTGTATATTCATGTGCCACTACGGTTCTAGCGAAATGTCTGGGGATTTTTTAAGTTCTCAGAATTTTGCAAGTCTTGATCGTAGAAACATACAAACCATGATTGACATTTATGCGGAAAAGTGTCACAAGACTGGTGGCTTTTTTAAAGAAAGAGAAGATTCTCTCTCTAAAGTAAAATCCTACATAAAAAGAAAGATGAAGGATGGTGATTGGTATTTGAGACCAGAGCAAGCAATTGACTTTGGTTTTGCTGATCGCGTCTTTTCTAATTCTATAAAAATATGAAAAAACAAGAACTGATGTTAGAAGATGCTTGGCTTGGCATTGATGTCGATGAGTCTAGCTTATTTAATCCTATGGATTTTGTTATGCAAGA